GCTGACCTCGTCTTCCCAAAGATGGAGCCTTTCGATTGGACTCAGGATGTGTTCGATCGTTGGGTGATCAAGTTTGCGCCTGACAAGCAAAAGCGCATGCATGAGGCTCTTCTCCGTCTGTCTGATTGTGATTTCCGCACCCTTTCCACCCGTTCTTTGATGGTTAAGGGTGAAGTGCTCCTTAAACGGAATGATCCGACTTGGGCTCCGCGCATTATCTACGTAGGTTCCGACGAGTACAACGTCGTCACGGGACCTCTTCAAGATGAGTTCAATAAACGTTTGAATTGCGCGTTAGACGAGTTTTCGTGCCCTGAGGTTGAGGCCATTTGTTTCGCTTATTCGAAGAAAGACACTGTCATAGCTGACTTCATGGCAGGTCCTGGTAAATTCTACGAAGGCGATTTTTCGGCAAATGATCGGAGCCAGCTCAAGGATGTTCACGAAATTTTTGCACACTGGTTGAAAGTTAGTGGAGCGCCACCATGGTATACTCGACTCTATCGCAAACTATCCAAAACCTATGATGTTGTCTCCTATGAGTACGGATTGTCAGCCACCCTTGTTTATCAATTGGCCACGGGGGGCACTGACACCACAGGACGCAACACTGTTTGGAACATGGCTCTTTGGTATAGTTTTTGCGTCGAAAAGAGAGTTTTGGGTACTCGGATAGCCGTGCTCGGCGATGACATTGCAGTTCGTACAGGAGAGAAGGGAATACTTGTAAAAGCATGGGTCGAGCATTGCCTCGCTGCTGGGATGTCGCTTAAGGCGCGCGAGCGGCGACTGTATTGTGACCTTACGTTCCTCTCTCGGTTTTTTGCACCTAAAGGGACTCAAAACATCATGATACCCCTCATTGGCAAGGCTTTGTGCAGGTTCAATGCACGGGCTAATCGCAATCAAGATGTCAGTGATGCGGAGTACATGGCCGGAAAATCCCTTTCTTATGCATACGAATTTCGTCACGTCGGCTATCTGCGTGATCGCTTTCTCCAACGGTTCCGCTCGACGGGGGTTTCCATTTTTGTCGTTAAGTTGCTCGACTTAACTTGGTTCGCACGCCAGGACGTTTCCGGTTCTCAGGACGTTTTGCTAGCTGCTCTTAACGACGATTTGGTGCTCTCGGACGATGAGTTTTTGGAAGTGGTCATGGCCAAGTACGACATCGGCCTCTACGATATGGACTATCTATGCGACAGGCTCATTCTCGAAGACGTGCCTTCGGTCTTTGGGGATGAACGGTATTACGCTTTTGAGCACGAAATCGCGTAACTGGAACTATGGCTTGGTCCCCCTTAAGGACCCGGCGATGGGAGATGCTGGTGCCCAC